TTCCTTGAGCACCAGCAGTTCCTTGAGCACCAGCAGTTCCTTGAGCACCAGCAGTTCCTTGAGCACCAGCAGTTCCTTGAGCACCAGCAGTTCCTTGAACGCCTTGAGCACCTTGTGAACCGGTACTTCCTTGAGCACCAGCAGTTCCAGAAGTTCCTTGTGAACCGGTACTTCCTTGTGAACCGGTACTTCCTTGTGCACCATTTGTTCCTTGTGAACCAGCAGTTCCTTGAGCACCTTGCGCTCCGACACTTCCTTGTGCACCAGCACTTCCTTGCGCTCCGACACTTCCTTGTGCGCCTGTATTTCCTTGTCCCCCTTGAGGACCAGTGCTAAAAGCCATATAACTGACTTGTTTGGTTGTTACGTTATATCCTAAAATATTAGATTGATTTTTAAAGTTAATTGGTGAAATGAATAAACCAGATATATCAACACTTAAAGATACATCGCTAGCATTCAATACGATAGAATTTGCAGCTTGACCAAGAGAATAAGAATTCACTCCTATAGCTACTGATTTATTGGAAGAAGAAGCACTCATGAATTTTGGTATAGGAATACCGTTGTAAAGTAAATCACTACCGTTTGTAGTGATGCTATTAAGTTGACGTGGAAAAGACATTATATAAGATATTTATATAATATTTTAAACTCATAAAATAATTATACTGGTTTAGTTACTACCTAAATAGCGTGAAGTGCCCATGCAACTTTACCATTATCACCATTTGTTTGATTTGCCAATGTTATAGTAGTTCCACTTGTAACATTATAATAATAATTCGGGTTAACAGAAATACCTCCTACACTAGTCATTGATAATACAGTTGTATTTGAATTTAGTCCAGATACTCCAGGAGTAATTACAACACTCGAATTCGAGAATGTGGCAATTCCTGACGCAATAATACCGCCAGCAGTTCCTTGAGCACCTTGAGGCCCTCCTGGTGTTCCAGCAGTTCCTTGAGCGCCAGCAGTTCCTTGTGCGCCAGCAGTTCCTTGTGCGCCAGCAGTTCCTTGTGCGCCAGCAGTTCCTTGTGCGCCAGCAGTTCCTTGTGCGCCTTGACCTCCATTTGCGCCTTGAGCTCCATTTGCACCTTGAGGACCATTTGAACCTTGAGCACCTTGAGGACCATTTGCACCTTGAGGACCATTTGCACCTTGAGCTCCATTTGCACCTTGAGCTCCATTTGCACCTTGAGCACCTTGAGATCCATTTGCACCTTGTGGTCCTTGAGTTCCATTTGAACCATTTGTACCTTGAGGACCTTGGTTACCCTGTATACCTTGTGGGCCAGTAAATCCAGTAAATCCAGTAAATCCAGTAAATCCAGTCGTTCCAGTCGTTCCAGTCGTTCCAGTCGGACCAGTCGGGCCAGTTGGACCGGTCGGACCAGTCCATCCAGTCCATCCAGTAAATCCGCGTTGTCCAGTAGGTCCAGTCGAACCCGTTTTACCATAAGCATTCGAAATATCCCAATATGTTACTTCTTTTGTGACTTTGTTGTATCCCAAGACCGAAGTTTGTGTGACATTATTCACTGGACTCACGAAAAATCCAGAATTCAATACAGGAAGTGATGTTCCAGACGCATTCAATACAATGGAATTGGCAGATTGATCGAGTCCATTCGTAGTTTTATTAGTGCCAATAGAAATTGTGTTTTCACTATTTGAAACAAGCATATTTTGAACGGGAAGTACAATTCCATTGAAAAGTAATTCTTCTTCTTCATTTGTCGAAATTGTGTTTGTTGTCAATCTTGAAACATTTAATTGAGGAACAAACGTAGGTGTATCTGTAGATTTTATTGGCACAGACGAAGATACAATCATTTGAAGATGAAGCGGAGAACTGTCGACAAAAGGAGAATTATAACTAGTATTTAACAAAAGAACAGTATTTGCTATAGGCTTATATGGTGATGTAGGTGGAGTGTAATTTGAGTTATACAAAGCAGTTCCATTGACAATACGGATATTAGATAAATAGCCATTGTAGCTGCCATTTGGATAGTCTAAATAATTGGCACCAATGGTAAGACCACCAGAATAATCCCATGTGCTTAAAGCAATATTTTGTATTTTATCTAAAACACCGTCAATAAATACTCTCAATTTACCATCATTTGTAGATTGAACGATGGCGACATTATGCCAAACATTATTATCTAATCCAGTTCTACTACTAACATAATAACGTCCATTTGTATTAGATAAAAGAATTTTACCAGCTCCTACATCAGTAAATGAAATACCTATTTGATAAAACGTATTACTGAAAGGGCCAATGTGTGACATGAATTGTGGATATCCATCAGGTTGTGTTCCACATTTGAACCAAAATTCTATAGTAAAGTTATCAGTTAATGTTAAATTACTATTTGAAGGAGTAATAATATAGTTGTTTCTTATACCATTACCTCCGGCATTATTGTTGAATAATAAAGAACCAGTGCTCATTTATATACATTCTAAATATTATATTCTGAAACAATATAAAAAATTGATGATAATATTATTGACATATCAAAACCAAAAATGAAATCAATGCAAAATAAAACGCCAAAATTTATAAAACTCACGCAACAAGTATTTGATAATTTAGACAAAGGTTCTCTAATTAAAATAAATGATACCTACAGTAAATATTCAAACAAGTTCAAAATTCGTTTATACAAACCGCTTCATATTTGTACAATTCCTATACCGTGTAGTACAATTCATGATATAGTACCTAATACAGTTCCTAATACAAACGAATTTATTAAAAATACGAAAATTGCGCCTATAATTATGCCTAATTATAACAAAACAAAAAAGAAAAAAAACGGAATATCTTCGAGTGAAAAGAACCGTCTTCTCGACATTTTCAAGAGTGAGTGCGAAGAAGAGTCTACAACCATCATTTATGAAAAAAAGAAAGAATCCGGTTGTTGCCATTTATGCTCATCGGTTCTCATGATTATGGACGACGGATTTCCCACATGTTCTAATCCGCAATGTGGTATTATTTATCGCAATACATTGGATTATTCGCCAGAATGGCGGTTCTATGGCGCAGAGGACAAAAATTCGAATGATCCCACTAGATGCGGCAACCCAATAAATCCTCTGTTGGTAGAGTCTTCATATGGTTGCAAGGTTCTCTGTACAAACAAATCGAGTTACGAGATGAAAACCATTCGTAAATGGACGGAATGGCAATCAATGCCACACAAAGAGAAGTCGCTTTATGACGAATTCCAGTACATTACAATAATGGCACAAAATGCGGGAATTCCGAAAATATTTATCGACGATGCAATGGCACGACATAAAGAAATATCGGAGCAAAAAATGTTTCGCGGAATGAATCGTGACGGTATTAAAGCTGCTTCTATATATATTTCTTGTAGACTGAATGGATGCCCGCGTACTGCACATGAAATTGCAGAAATATTTATGTTGGATAAAACGAGTGCAACGAATGGATGTACGATGGCAGTGAATATTTTGAGTAATATTGAACGTAATAATGCGAGTAGTGATTCTGGAAATAAAAATGGCGATTTATGTGCTACGACACCGAGTTCATTCATTGAACGTTATTGTAGCAAGTTGAATATAACTCAAGAATTGACATTGTTATCAAAATTTATTGCTAAAAAAATAGAAGATAATAGAATGATTTGTGATAATGTTCCGCATGCAATTTCTGCAGGAATCGTATATTTTATTTGTCAATTGAGTCAATTGACAATTTCAAAGACGGATATTAAAAATATATGCGGTGTTAGCGAAGTAACCATTAATAAATGTTATAAAAAAATAGAAAATATGAGGACAATGTTGATACCAGATTGTATTTTGAGTAAATATTCAATAATGTAGGTTCTCTATTGTAATATTTAGAAAGTGTATGATTTTTTTAGTTAATTTTCTCTAAAATAAATGATGAGAAATATTATAATGGAAAATTATAGTCTAGGAGATGTTTATCCAAATACAGATGAAGAAGTTTTAGATAATATCAAAGTGGTAATAGAAGAAGAATTAGTGGATGAAGTACCAACAGAATTAAATGATGTTGTATGTGATGTAGTAACATATGATAATGAAGTTGTTTATGATGAAGTAGTAACACATGATAATGAAGTTGTTGATGATGAAGTAGTAACACATGATAATGAAGTTGTTCTCGAAGTACCAACTGATATTGATGAAGTAGTAACAGAAGTTGTTGATGAAGTACCAACAGAAGTTGTTGATGAAGTTGTTTGTGAAGTACCAACAGAAGTTGTTGTTGAACCTGTTGTTGAACCTGTTGTTGAACCTGTTGTTGAACCTGTTGTTGAACCTGTTGTTGAACCTGTTGTTGAACCTGTTGTTGAACCTGTCGAACAATTATCAGACAAATCATCTGTTCCATCGATCATAATTATTGTGCCATATCGCGACCGAGAACAACAGCAGATTTTTTTCGCAAATCATATGAAAAATATAATGGAAGATCATGATAATTACAGGATTATTTACATTCACCAAAAAGACGCACGTTCATTTAATCGCGGAGCCATGAAAAACATTGGATTTCTCTATGTAAAAAAAATGTACCCGGATGATTACAAAAATATAACGCTTGTATTCAACGACGTGGATACTATGCCAATGACAAAAGGGTTTATCAATTACGATACATCTATTGGTAATGTCAAACATTTTTACGGATACAATTTCACATTGGGCGGTATTGTATCCATAAAAGCCGCCGATTTTGAGGCAATCAATGGATTTCCCAATTATTGGGCATGGGGGTACGAAGACAATACATTCCAACAACGTGTTTCATTAGCAAAACTCACAATCGATAGATCGCAATTTTACCCAATCATGGACAAAAATATGATTCAATTGAAAGACGGTATTGAACGTCTAGTAAATCGCCAAGAGTTTGATAAATATATCGACGAACTCAAGTACAAGCAAAACAATGACGGTATTCGTTCTATTAGTAATTTGAATATTGAATATGACGAAAATACTAATTTTTTGAATGTTTTCGCATTCAGTACTCCTATTCCTGAAAAACCGGAACTGAATCGCAGATACGATATGAGAAATGGTCCAAGACCATTCCAATTGACATCGAATCAAAATCGCGGAGGAGGCATAATAAAGATGGGTGGTATTCGATAAATGTTCAAAATGTTCGATAAATCTACACAAATAATATAAAAAATAAAAACATATTTTTTATATATGTCGTCATCGTCTTCGTCGTCGTCAGAATCATACGCAATTTATGTCGTCAATTTCAACGATGATGAACGCAAACAACGAATGTCGCAAAGATTCGCAAAAAACGGTTTATACGCCCATTTCGTACCCGCAGTTGCAACCACCGACCCACGTATTTCCGCATATGAAATCACCGATTTCCAGAAACGCAGTTGGGCAATTCTCTTCCAACATTTGGATTCTTGTAGGCACTTTTACGAGAATACTAGCGCGGATTACGCCATTGTTTGCGAGGACGATATTTATATTTCGAATCAATTAAAAGAGAGAATGCCCGAAATTATCGCGGGATTCAAAAAAAACGAATTGGATTTCTTGCAACTCGGTTATCTATGGCCTTATCCTACTGTCGGCGGTTCGTATTTCCCGGAAATTGACCGGACCGAGAACCATACGTTTCACCGATATCCGAATGATTTGTGGGGCGCACATATGTACATGTTTTCGCGCAATCATGCAGCGGCAATGCTTACTAAATTCACACCAGAATATGCATTCGACTGTGTTGGTACTGAATCGCCATTTTGCTCGGATTGGCAAATCACTAAATTCGGAAATCGCGCATTGATATCACCTGTATTGGGAGTGGAAGAAGGCGAAGTGAAAACGGATCACCAAGGACAAATCGATTATCACCGTCAATGTTCTGATGCACACTACAAAAGCGAATTATTTTATTGAATAATGAATAATTTAATATGTTTCGAAGAAATGTCGTCTACATACGGCTTCATAAACACCATCGCTTCCCACAAGTTCTCTTTCTTGCGAATTCACAATACGTTTGGAAAAAGACGCTATTGTACCATCTCCGCATTTCTTACACAATGCATTCAATTTGACAACAGTTTCAGCACATGGAATCAACCGCATAATTTGGTCAAACGGTTTCATCTGAAAATCACCGTCTAATCCACTGATAATCACTATTTTATTATCAGTGTTGGCACATTCACATACAGTTTCGAATAAATCGCTGAAAAACTGGGCTTCTTCTATAAAGACAACTTTGGCCGTTTTATAATCCTCTAAATTGCGAATATTTGATAAAGTACCAACAGGAATCGCTTCTATTTGTGTTCTATTATGCGTGCATATTCCCGAATGTGTGTAACGTGTATCGCAACAATGTGTGTAAATTGCAATTGGAATATCAAGCGTTCTATACATTTGAATACGGCGGATCATTTCGCTAGTTTTGCCGCTATACATGCAGCCAATTATAAGTTCGATTTTTCCGGTGTTTTGGTAAGACAACATTTTATTATGTATCATATTTTTTTATAATATATAAATCAATTTTTATTTTTTATTGGTTAATTATCGCTTCAATCTGTTTTTTTTTAGCTTCACCTTCCGCTTCAGCATTAGCTTTAGCATAAGCAGTTACACCTCTATCATCTATAATATCAATATTTTGTTCTGCAATAAGAGGTGGATTATGACTCGATTTACATATTAAATCATTGCATTTGTTCAAAATATTTGCTAATAAACTGTCTGTGCTTCTAATTTTTTTTTGAATATTTTCTGAAAAAGAATAGTCTTTATTCAAAATATTTACAATAAAATCGCCACTTTCATATGATGGCTCATCTGATTTACTTGATTCTTTATTGTATAATTTCGAAGTATCTGGGCGAATTAACAATTGAATTTTCATTTCATTTTTTTTATTGCGTGGTTTTGTTATTTGCTGTAAAAATGCTTGCGATAATTGTGAAAAGTCTTCCAAACCATCAATCGCTTTTGATGTTAATGTTTCAATTGACATATTTTGAATTAATTTTTTTATTTTGTCATAATCCTCTTTATCAATTGAATCACTTTTATTACCTTCAACTGGTTGATACTGTTCCAAATCTTTCAAAAGTGTTTGTTTAATTATTTTAATTTGTTCTTCTTTTGATGCTCCTCCTGATTTGTATTTCGAACCATTGCGTAATCGTTTCGTAAAACGACGTTTCGTAAAACGACGTTTTTTTTTATAATATTTTTTTGTAGACATTTTTCTATAATACCAACAGATAATTATATCTCTTTATTGAAATACAGATCTCTATAATCAAATACTACTTTATCTGGAATTTTTTTCTTCAAAAAAAAGTTGATTCGTTCATCGACAGACATCAAATGTTCTGGTTCAGACGGTAATTTACCTGTTAGCATTGTTATCATAAAAAATAACGAATACATCCCACATTCCGTATTTCCTTTTTGATGATCATGTCCACTATTATCGTATCGTTTGAAGTGTATATTCGCATCTTTTCCCTGGTTTTCAATCCGATCCATTAATTGTTTGACTTCATTTGGCACACGATCTCCTGCACTATCAAAGAAAAACATGAATGAATTTACTGCGTCAACAAACAATGTTACCCAATGACTTCCTGGTCCTGTATGTTTGTCTAAATTAAAAACAATTCCGAATCTTTTTTTACCTTTTTTCATCCATTGTTTCAATGAAAATTTGCATAATTCGTCTGAAACACATGTATTTGTTGTTCCAGTTCTAGTTGAATCGAAATCAATGGATGTTGGCGAAATTGGCAAAAAATCTTTGTATTCCGGCACGTCCATATATTGACGAATTACATTGAAAATATCGTAATTGGATAACCATTCGTCTGGATTCGTTTTCCATTCTTTCGGCTGTTCCGGTGCAAATATATGTTCTTTTATTGTTTTGCGCATTTCGTTATCGTCAATCAAATCTACCCAACAAGATTCATTTTTATCTTTGCATTTAGTCATGGTCAATCTGTCATGCAATTGCTGCCATATTTCATTAACCTCATTTGATTCTATTTTTTCATTTGGATGATCTTTATTAAATTCTTGTTTTATTTTCAAGAGAACTTCAGGTGTAAAACATGTTGCTCCCTTTTTGATGCTTTTTTTATTTGCAGCAGGACTACATACAGGATGTTTTTTTGTGTTTGAATATGTAGTTTGTTTACCCCCTTTGATAATATATTTTCTATATTTTTTCGTATTATTTTTTCTATTTTTTTTCATATGATATTGATTCTTATAATATGAATAGGTTTTTCCAATTTACTTCTAAAATAATTATAAACATGAAATAAAAAGATATAAAAGGAGAACCGATAATAATGTGTGGGAAGATGTCCGAGTTGGTCAAAGGAGCCAGACTTAAGATCTGGTGCATTCGATTGCGCGTGGGTTCGAATCCCGCTTTTCCCATAGTAACATGAAAATATTATTTGGTTATTTTTCAACCAAATAATAGAAAAATAATGACCTACCACGTCATAAAATATAAAAAGGTGTAATTAAGTATTCGTTGAAAAATAAACATTTCTATCTTCACAATATATATTATATGGTTAATTACGATTTATCACATTTATCACAATGCGAAAATCAAAATGTTTCTGGTCCTATTCAAGATGACGAAGCGTTATTTTTATATTCTATTATTCGTGGGTGTAGATTAGGACGAATTTTGGAAATAGGAGGTTTAAGTGGATATAGTGCTAAAAATTTTTTACAAGCATTATCTTTTAGTAAAGATGGAATTTTGTATACTTGTGATTTGAACCCAGTTCCTATTCTTGCTGAAAACCATAAAGTTATAATTAAAAATGCTTTAGATTTAACAATAACCGATCTAGATAATAAACCTTTAGATTTAGTTTTTTTTGATTGTCATGATATGATACAAATGAGTATTTATCATAAATTTGTAAATAATAATATTATAAATGATAATACAATTTTAGCATTACATGATACAAATCTACATTACCCACCGTATCAACATTGTGGTATTTTTATTGAAAAAGATAATGGGTATGCTCATCAACCAGTTGAAAGATCAATGGTCAATATATTTAAAAAATTAGGTTATGATATTTTTGGTATTTCTACAGACCATTCTAAACATAGTAAAAATTTTCCAGTACGTCACGGAATTACTGTTTGTAAAAAATTCAAAGTACTCTCATAAAAATAGGCAAAAGGTTATAGTTAAGTTCTCTTTTCAACTTGTATATTTCTCAAAATTATATTGTCTTATTTTGTCTGAATGTTTTATTTGATATTTTCGTTTTTTTTCTCATAGTTTTTTCACTTTTTATTTTTTCCAAAATCTTTGTTTTTCTTTTTGAAATAATTTTATTTTTCATTTTCTTGTGCGATTTTTTGAATTTCGAACTTTTGAAAAAAGTTCGTAGTATAAATTCACTTTGAGTTTTATTTACTGTATCATCAAATACTTTTTGTTTCTTTATTCGATTCAATTGTTGATTTGACGTTATATTTCCTTTAATTTCGCCGTTTTCGAGTTCAATTATGAATCCTAGATCCATTATATGTTTCTTGAATTCTTCATATGTAGGAATACCTTCAGTATCTTGGTATTTATCCAATTGCATTTTTATTAGAATAAAAATGTCATTTGCGCGTTCAATCGGCAAACTATCCCATATTTTATTCCATTCTACTAGTTCTCTATTTGAAGTATTTTCCCACCAGTACTTAAAAATAGTAATCATTGTTGCAGGTTCAATTCTATATCCTCTCAATGCAAATTTGAAAACGCGCCACAATACATCGCTTTTTTTGTATTGTGTTATCCATGCATGTAAATTCGTTTCCGTCAATTCTGAATCGACAAAAGGTGCGCAAAATACATTATTCAATGCATCACTAATTCCCAATCCACCGAAAAAATCAAATAAATAAAAATGATTTACATCGTAATCACCAACATCGACGACAATACCTAAACTATTTCCTCTCGATTCCAAATATGAATTTTCGTCAAAAGTTCTCGGTATTATTTGAAATCCTTCCAAATATTTGCCAGATTCGTCTTGGTATTTGTCACCGAAAAGTATATATCTTTTATTTTCATCGCTATAATACTTGAAACAACTATTTCTATCATTATGCGTAATACTTTTCAAATAATTCATAATGTCAAAATAATCAGTTGAATAGTTTATATCAATATCATTCAATGTAATGATATCAGATGTGCGTATGAAATCGCGTACAGACCCTCCGTAAACCATAATTTGCTTATTTCCTATTTTCTGTATCAAGTTGAAAATTTCGATATAACTTGGCGGATTTTTTTCGCAAGTTCTCTTACATTTCTCTGTGATTCTACAAGAAAGCGGTATTTTCTCGTGAATTTTCGCGTTGAATTTGTCCTTCAGTTCTCCTTCCAATTCAAATACACTCATTTTCGCACATAATTCAGAATTGTTAAACAAACTTTTTACATTATCAATGATTTTCAATTCATCTGGATTAGATGGAAATAACTCGCGTCCAATCATTTATATAGTATCACTATACAAATTCATATTTACAAAAAATTGAAAAAATAATCTAAATATATTTTCATTATACACAATACAAGCAAAAGTATGCCACAGAAAATCAAAATTCAAAAAGCCAAAACTCAAGAGAAGAAAAATAGCGACGAATCAGATAAACTAGCTCTTCAGTACCAACAGAAAACAGATAAACAGCATATTCTCGACAATCCAGATACTTATATTGGCGCAGTCGAAAATATCGACCAAACCATGTGGGTATTTGACAAAACGGATGGTGTAAAGGAACGCCAGATTCACTACAATCCCGGTCTATACAAATTATTCGACGAAGGTATTGTCAATGCACGTGACCATGTTGTACGCATGATTCAATCTACAACGGCAGACAAGAAACATGTGACATATATTGAAACTACTATTGAAGATGACGGTGCAATTACAATTACAAATGACGGTAATGGCATTGATGTAGCAAAACATCCGGAAAATAATCTGTGGATTCCAGAGATGGTTTTCGGTCATTTGCGCACATCGACGAATTACAATAAAGACGAGAAACGCATAGTAGGCGGCAAAAACGGATTCGGATTCAAACTTGTGCTTATTTGGTCGTCTTATGGTCGTATTGAGACAGTGGACCATGTACGCGGCCTCAAATATGTGCAAGAATTCAAGCAGAATTTGGACGAAATATGTCCGCCGACAATTACAAAATGCAAATCTGCCAAGCCATATACCAAAGTCACATTTCGACCGGATTATGCCAGATTCGGGCTACAAGGACTGACACAAGATATGCGCGATTTATTGAAAAAACGTGTATATGACATTGCCGCAGTTACGGATCACAGTGCCAAGAAAATCAAAGTAGTGTTTAACGATCTCGCAGTTCCAGTGAAAAACTTCCAACAATATATCGATTTATTTGTTGGTAATAAAGCCGAGACGAAGCGTGTATATGAAAGTCCGAATGACCGTTGGGAATATTCAGTGGCTCTTTCAAAAACGCACGAATTCCAACAGGTGTCATATGTAAATGGTATTTGCACGTTCAAAGGCGGAAAACATGTAGAGTACATTATGAATCAACTTACGCGCAAATTGTGCGATTATATCGAGACGAAAAAGAAGGTGAAAGTGAATGCGTCGTCGATTAAAGAACAGCTCATTTTGTTCTTGCGTTGCGATATTGAGAATCCGGCGTTTGATAGTCAAACAAAGGATTATATGAATACACCTGTTGGTAAGTTCGGGTCGTCATGTACAATGAGCGACGCATTTGTCGAAAAAGTGGCGAAAATGGGCGTGATGGATTTGGCGTGTTCGTTGACAGAAGCAAAGGAGAATAAATTGGCGAAGAAAACGGACGGGTCAAAGACGAAAACAATTCGCGGGATCGCCAATTTCATAGATGCCAATTTGAGCGGAGGCCCAGAATCCAAAAACTGTATTCTGATATTGTGTGAGGGATTAAGTGCCATGTCTGGTATTGTATCTGGTCTTTCAAGTACCGACAGAAATACTATTGGTATTTACCCGCTGAAAGGCAAGTTGCTGAATGTGCGCGGTGAAGCGACGAAGAAAATCGCGGAAAATAAGGAGATAGCGGATATCAAGAAAATCTTGGGCCTGGAAAATGGCAAAGTCTATAAATCGACGGACAATTTGCGTTATGGCAAAGTCATGGTAATGACGGATCAAGATTTGGATGGGTCGCATATCAAAGGGCTTTGTATCAACATGTTTCATTCGGAATGGCAGAGTCTTACCAAGATTCCTGGATTCATTTCATTTATGAACACGCCGATTTTGCGTGCAAAGAAAGGTACACAAACCCTGTTATTTTACAATGAAGGCGAATATGTGGCTTGGCGAAAATCGTTGCAACAGCAACAAGGGCAAAATGGATGGACAATCAAGTATTTCAAAGGACTTGGTACATCTACATCTGCAGAATTCAAGGAATATTTTGCCAACAAAAAAATCGTGGATTTCGTGGCAGGAGCGAATTCGGACGACACGATTGACAAGATTTTCAATAAGAAGCGGCCAGATGACCGCAAAACTTGGCTCGAGCAATACGACAAAAAACGGTTCCTCGATACATCGAAACCGAATGTAGAATACGAAGAGTTTATTGATAATGAAATGATTCATTTCAGTAAATACGATTGCGAGCGCTCGATTCCAAATATGGTGGATGGACTCAAGACTTCTTTGCGCAAGATTTTGTTCAGTGCATTCAAACGCAAATTGACTACGGAAATCAAAGTCGCGCAATTCTCGGGTTACGTAAGCGAGAATTCGGCATATCATCACGGCGAAGCGTCCCTCAATGGCGCGATTGTAAATATGGCACAGACATATGTCGGATCCAACAATATCAATCTTTTGGAACCGAACGGCCAATTTGGAACGCGTATGCATGGCGGCAATGACAGTGCATCGGAGAGATATATCTTTACGCAATTGAACAGCTTGACGCGCGCCATCTTTCCAGATGCCGACGATGCCGTTTTGAATTATTTGAACGACGATGGTACGTTAGTAGAACCCGAATATTATGTACCAATTATTCCATTTGCGCTTATCAATGGAATATCGGGTATTGGCACAGGATTTTCGTGCAATATTCAGTCATACAATCCGAAACAAATTGTCGAATATTTGCGCGGATTGTTGACATCAGTAAAAATGCCCGAGACAAACTTTGTCCCATATTACGAGGGATTCAAAGGAACAGTGGAAGAGACTGCAGAGAAAAAGTATTTGATTCGCGGTTGTTATGAGAAAATCGGAGAAGACAAGATACGGATAACAGAATTACCTGTTGGTACTTGGACAATGAATTATAAGAGTTTCTTGGAAGGACTCGCGGATAGTCAAGTAGATAAAGATGGCAAGAAAATCCCGGCGTTATTGAAAGATGTTACGGATTCGTCGACAGAAGTCACTGTGGATTTTGTTGTGACTTTTCCAAAAGGTAAATTGATAGAAACGGATGTGGAGAAGGTACTGAAATTGACGACTACTGTTAGTACTACCAACATGCATTTATTCGATGCCGATTGCAAATTGCACAAGTATGCAACTGTCGAAGAAATTATTGGAGACTTTTACAAAGTGAGATATGCAATGTATGAAAAGAGGAAAGCCGCGCAAATAGTTTTGATGCGAGAAAAGCTGAAGAAACTCGCAAATAGAGCCAAATATATTGAATATGTACTAACAGATAAAATTGATTTGAGGCGCAAGAAGAGCGCGGAAATTGATGCATTATTGGAGGGTTTTGCTTTTGATAGATTGGTGGATTCTGATGATGGGATTGGTACATACAAATATTTGGTGAAAATGCCTATGGATTCAGTATGTAAAGAGAATGTAGATCGAATTATGAAGGAGAAGGCGGATACCGAAGCGGAATTGATTAAATTAATTGGAACCACGATTGAGAAATTATGGCTTAACGAATTAGACGTGTTTGAAAAAGAATATGATTTGTATAAGAAAAAGCGGGTAAAATTGTCAGATGTGGATAAAGCGAAAACGGTGACAAAGTTGAAGATTGTTAAGAAGAAATAAATGACACGACGGTAAATAATATAAATAATAAAAAATTGATATACTTTTTTTTATTGTATATCAATTTACAAACACAAACCAACAGTTAGAAACGCAAAATACAAGATGACAACTACTATCAAGAATACTGGATTCGTTACACCTGTTAAGGAGGTGAAGCCTTTGCCTTTGGCGATGCCTTTGGCGCCAGTTCCTTTGGCGCCAGTCAAAAAGACAAGAGCTAAAAAGGATTTTCAGGAAGCAGAAGAAAAACAAGTAAAAAGGAAGATTGCAAACAAAGATTACGACGAAACTGCTGAAGACGAAACTGTTGAAGACAAAACTGCTGAAGACGAAACTGCTGCTGCCGCTGTTGATGTTGTACCTGAAAAAAAAACACGCAAGCCGCGTGCAAAAAAGATTCAGGTACCCGAACCAAAAAAGGAACCAGAACCAAAGGAACCAGAACCAAAGGAACCAGAACCAAAGGAACCAGAACCAAAGGAACCAAAAAAGCAAAAGCAACAGCGTGCAAAGAAGAAGCCATCAACTATTGAGCTAGTTTCACCTGTTGCTTCATCACTTATTGCACCAGTTGAACCAAATGAGGAACCAAAGGACGCACCAAAGGACGCACCAAAGGAGGAACCAAAGGAGGAACCAAAGGAGGAACCAAAGGAGGAACCAAAGGAGGAACCAAAGGAGGAACCAAAGGAGGAACCAAAGGAGGAACCAAAGGACACACCAAAGGTAAAAAAGCCGCGCACTAAAAAATATCAATTGCATGAACTTTCAGATAGTTCTCGGGTTAATTATTTTGAATAATTCGATAAATATTTGTTTACATATTAGATAGATATTAGATATATTATTATATTACATAAAAAGAAAAAAGAATAAGAATAAGAAAAAGAAAAAGAAAAAGAAAAAGAAAAAGAAAAAGAAAAAGAAAAGGAAAAAAAGAAAAAGAAAAAAATAGAGTTATAAAAAAATAAAAAGTAGTGGAATTATATTCCACTACTTTTTTTTCCATTTATTTATTTTATAAATAAAAAATAACATAATATTTTAAATAAGTACCAACAAATGAAATTTAGTTTAGTAATTTTGTCTGTTATTGTTTTTATTGCATTGATTGAATTTGCATTTTTTTTATATAATGAATATGGACAAAATCTCAAAGATCGTATGTTGAGAAAAAGTATAGAAGGTTTTGATTCTACAGTTCAAAAAGTGGTTGTAATAAATGATTCAAAAATTCCTGATGCAAATTTTCCATTCAAAAATTGTCGTGATGAGAACGGTAAAAAACTCAATATCATTATGATTAGTGCTCCATTTAGGACAATAAAAGACGAAGAGACCTATGTAAAATTCAAAGAACAAGGTCTCAACTTTTGCGGTATTTCCAGTTATTTAGATTTCCCTGATAAAATTAATAATCCACATGAAGACAGATTTCATGAAGATCGAAACCACGATTATATATCGATGGTTACTGCATGGTTATATTGTTCACGTGAAATTCCAAAGGCACTTGTTGATTCAGGTTTGCCAATGGAACTCATAACTGAAGCCGATTTGAAAGACACGGATGGATTTTACAAACCCGATCCAAGTATTGAGAAGGAATATGATTTCATGTACGTTTGTTTAGACGATGATGAAAGTCCTGATTCCAAATGTTTACCAGGTTGGCAATGGTACAATCGTAATTGGGATCTAGGCAAACTGTGCTTGACAACCATGTGTCGCGATTTCCATTTGAAAGGTATTATTGTAGGTCGTACAAATTGCGAATTTACAAATTATTGTTCGGGTATTGTGAAAACAGTACCGTTTATGGATTTCTTCGCCTTTCAAAAAGAAATGAAAAAATGCAAGTTTTTATTTGTTCCGAATATCAGTGATGCTTCGCCGCGCGTGATGACTGAAGCCATGTGCTATAATATGCCAGTACTTACAAATTATAATATTATTGGTGGATGGCATAACATTGTGCCTGGTGTTACTGGCGAATTTTTCACAGACGAAAATGATGTTGGTCCTGCATTGGAAAAAATAACGCAGAATTATGATAGTTACAATGCTCGCGAGTGGTATTGCGCTAATAGAGGGCGTAATAATTCGGGAAAACAATTGGCCGAATTTTTGAAGGCGAATTATCCGACTATTAATAATCCTAATGTACAAACAGTTGATATATAAAGAAATTGAATTATTATTTTTTGATAGGATAGGATAGTATTATAATTATTATGATATTTTTAGTATTATAATATTTGTTGTAAAAATAAAAAATTGATGCACTTTTTTTTATCTATACTGAAAACACTTACCCAACCAAAACAACGCAAATCAACAAATCATGTCATTCAACAAGCAAATGAGTCTCTTCATCCCTAGCATGGGTGTAGTTAACGACCAAGAAGAAATATCCAGATTGTTTGACAGTCTGGATATAGGTAGAGTATCTTACGTGAAGTTCTATCCTAAAATCGATAAAATTGGCAAATCTTATAACAGCGCTAACATTTACTTTTCAGAGTGGTACGACACGGACACAGCGCGGGCTTTGCAGATGAGAATCCAGAATGCGACACGGGAGAAGCCAGTGAGAATGATTTACAGCGATCCTCTCGACTGGATATTGTTGGAAAATCGTCAAGCAAATATGGAAGCGAAGCAGCAGACCGAAGCGAAGCAGACCGAAGCGAAGGAGACCGTAGTGAAGCAGCACACAGAAGGGAAGGGAGGGAAGGGTAAAGTATACGAAAGCTTTCATAACAGGCCTAACGATTTCGAAGATGAATACGAGCTTCATTCGGTTCCGCTTGTCCGTCAGAAAACGCCTCTCATAAACAGTTACACTGTTCCGCAACAGGATTACCTTGAAGTTTACCACCGAGCAAACAGCTTGGAGCGTGAACTAGATGATGCGAGACATGACAATGAGAGCCTCTATCAAGATATAAAAATTATGATTGATGAGATCGACGAGCAGTACAATATCGATCTTCTTCTTCAACAGCAAGAAATTGACCAGCTACGTAGAAGAATATACGAGTTAGAAGATCGCAACCGTCATCTTGAAAGTGTGTCGTCACATGTTGAGAGTGTGTGAGTTTATGTTTTGTCTTGTGTTTTGTGTTTTCAAATTATTTCGATTATAGAAAATAGGAAAATAGGAAAATAGGAAAATAGGAAAATGAAAATTTCAAAAAA